AGTCTGTCCGTATAGTGAGTGTAACTGTTTATGGTGTGTAGAACATAAAGTAAATAAATTTTTATGACTCAGATCATCTTCACAATCTTTTGCAAAAATAACTCTCAATTCTTTAATTTTTTCAACACTAGTTACATTTTTTATGCTATTCTTATCACACCATTTACCGAACAATTCACTTACACTGTATAAATGATGCAGCTCTAATTTAGTTTTAGTACCACAGATATAGCAATCTTCTCTAGTTTTATAATCTTTCTTAATATAGTCTCTTATGTACTTAATAGGAAATCTTTTTAAATTGCTCAACTACTTGCCACCTCATATTATAATGCTCTGCATCTGTGTTTAATCCTACATCATCTTCTGGTAAGTTTAACACTTTCCCACCAACTGTGTCAAGATATTTTAAATTTAAATACTTCTTAAGTAAGTAGGATATAATTATATCATCACCTCTTTTAGGGTATCCTATTTTATCTATGTCTTTTTTTAGTAAATCTAAGGCAGATTGTTTAACTAAAGTTATGGCACCTACTATAAAATCTACTTTAGCATCTTCATTCCAGTGATCTGTTAATTCTTGATACGAATTAGCAGATTCTACTCCTGATTTTCCGTATACTCCAATTATGGGTGCTCGTTTACTATACATTTTTTTGACTAATGAAGGGTGAGGCATAAGATCATCATCTACAATTAGTTTATAGGGTTCGTCATAGTCAAAACACCTAACCCATCTCTCCATGCACAGCCAATTTTTTTCATTATTTATAACATCTATACCATTACCTAAATAAGGAAAAGGATCATCAGGATTATTATTAACTACTGTTACAGGCATTATGGTTTTATATGTAGTTGCAATATTTAATACATTTTCTTGTCTTTTATAATTTAATATTATTAATCGTATATTAGGCATAAATTGATACACCACTCATTTTAGAGTGAGTATATATAGCATATCTAACAGAGTCACTAGGGTGAGAAGTCCAATCATGAATAGGTTTAGGGTTTTCAGTATTAGGATTCCATCTATAAGAGCTCATAGCTGAGTAAGTATGTTTTCCTCCCATAGTATCAAAGTACAAATTATCATTTTCTATTAAAGACTGTAAATAAGATATACCATCATTGACTGACTTAATAGCGTTTTCACAGTATATGTCATAGTCATAAGCAAAATCAGCTTTTACTTGCTGTGCCGCAGAATCTATATATATAGTTTCTATATTCCACCTATCTATTTGTTCTTGTATTGCAGAAGCTAACTCAGAAGTAGTAGACTCTTTAGATATATACTCATCTAGTATATAATATGATTCGCCATCATATCCTATAACAACAAATACATTTTCGTCTCTATACCCAACATCTAACCCTGCAATAATTTCTGTATATCTACTCTCAGTATAATCATCAACATGTTTTTTATCATCTAAATATTCATAAATCTGTGCTTCAGTAGTTGTCCACTCGCACTCATACTCTTGGGCAAATAATGCTCTTGTAGAAGTTCTTTTAGCTTCCATAACATCTTTTTCAGATAGTAAAGGATTAGCTCTCCAAGTATGTATAGAAGATCCCCACTCATCGTATTCATCATCTTTACCTCTCATAAAGTAATTGTATAAATAATTACCTTTACCTCTAGGAGTAGAAATCCATAAACATCTAGAATCTTTAAAAGTAGATAACGCAGGACGTAAATCACGAGTAAAATATTCATCATGAGGTATAATTGCGGCCTCATCTACAATTAGTAGATTAGCAGCACGACCAACTAACGAATCTCTATTATTAGCTGATAGTAATCTAAATATAGAACCATTTATAAGTTTAACTACTTTATCTTTTTGGTTAAACTTATCAACTTCTATTTCCAAATTTTTAATTAGGTCAGTAACATAGTCCCAAATAATAGAAGATAATGAGAAATTGGGAGCGACTACCATTACCTGCTGACCAGGTTCTAATAATTTAGCAAATGCAATAATAGCAGCAGAGTATGACTTACCTGTACGACGTGCAGCTATATGTACAAAAAATCTATTCTCTTCTAGTCCTGCTAACATAGCTCTCTGAGACTCATTAAAAACTACTTTTTGTGGGAGTCTACTACATAACTTGTCTACATTAATTTTAAAAAATTTATTATTCATTTAGGTAACATATTGTATAGTATAGAGAAAACAGTTACTAAACCAGCCACAACACCGCCAAACCATAATAAAGTATGTAAAGAAGTTTTACCTTTAATAGCAAGTTCACTTACATCATTTAGTTTTTCATGAATCACTTTTAGTTCTTTAGATATAGCGTTCATATTTTCCATAATAATCTTATGCCTTACTTCGCACACTGCTTCATGCGAAGAAATATTCGCCTTATTAGTCTGAGAACGTTCATGTAGAATATCTAATTCTGCTTGCACTTGGTCTAACTCTCTTATGTTATCTGGCATAATTACTCCGCATAGTACTGCTATACTCTTTACTTATAGATAAAAGGATCTTCTTGTTTTGCTTTTTTTAATCTTTTTCTATATGCTATTTCCATTTTAATATTTTTTATTATAGTTTTTAACCAGTTCATTTATTCTGATGCTTTATATTATAATTTATTAGTGTTAGTCTATCTTTTCCATAACGAAATTCAGCTGTAGTAGGCACTTCTATTCGTTCATCATTTATAGTAGTAAAGAATCTCATTCTTCCTTCTGCAAATACATCATCTTCTGTAACATTCTTAATTGTTTTATAAAATAACTGACCTGGTAATCTATATTTAACTTTATATGTTAACATTTTCCCCTCCGTTAACTATTTATATTTTAATTATAAAGTTAACAACACTACTTGGCAAGGTTGTTGCCAAAGCAGGAACAGTTAATGCTGGTATACTATGCGTATGACCAGTGTTAGTTACATTAGTTGTTGCAGAACCTGTTGCAGAATCTTTTGCTGATGTAGCAAAAGTTCCAGAGGTAAGACTTAATGAGTTAGTTGTAGAACCTGTAGTACCTGTAGAAGTAACTCCAGTAGCGTTGGTAATAACGCTCGATGCAGCAGCAGATCCTGTTTCTGCGCCAAGAGTAGAGTTATTAGAACCTTTACCGAGCAATGTTCTATCCCTAAGATCAGGAAGACCAAATGTAGATGAACCATTACCAGTACCATATGCAGTTCCTATAGCTGCAAATAGTCGTGCATAAGTAGTTCTGTTTATATCCGAACCGTCACAGAGTAGCCAACCTGCATCAGGTGCCGAAGCTCCTCCAAAAGCTAGGATAGACCCTGATGGGACAATCTCAAATCCACCTGCAGTAGATCCATCATGTACTATCAACGCTTCAGTTGCTGTATCGACTGAAAGCTCGCCTGCAGCACCTGTAAACGCATTATTCTGTGCTGTAGTACCTCTTCTAAGTTGTAGTGCTGTAGCCATTTATCGCTCCTTATTTTCTATTTCTACAGTGTGCCGCAATCAAGGGTTCCTGTTAATGTTATTGTGTTAGATGCATTAGTACCTAAACTTACATTTCCTGATACTTTTGTTAGTGCATCAGCAATTAAATCTAACTGACCATTAGTACTAGAATTAATAAATATTGCTGCATCTCTAAACTGTACTTTTTTATTAGTAGTGATATTAATATCTTGACCGTTGCCATCTAAAGTACCACCAAGTTGAGGGCTAGTATCACCTACTATACTTGTAAGACCAGAACCAGCTGCCCAAGCAATATCTGTGCCATCACTTGTAAGAACAGTGCCTGCGCCTCCGGCAGCTAACCTAGCAGTAGCAGCTGATGAATTACCGTAGATAATAGATCCTCTGGTTATTGCATCTAGATTATTTAATTCTGCAGCAGTGGTAGTTACAGCAGTACTACCTATCAATAGCTTATCTTTTACAATATCTATAGTAGTACCACCTGCTGTTAGTAGTTTATTTTCAGAAGTATCCCATAATAGATGAGCACCGCTAGTATCACCAAATAGTTTAAAATCATAACCTTGATCATCTACACCTTGAGTAAAGCTCGCACTAACTTGAACTGCTCCTTCAAAGTTTGATGTACCTTTAACAGCCAGATCATGACTACCAGGACTGATATTACCAATAGACATATTACCACCAACATGAATATTACCAGTAGCAGTTCCATTACCTACAGTAACGGTAGCGTTAGAAACAACTTCTAACTTATTTGTGGCGTCTATTCCTAAACCGCCTAAAAATTTATCAACTTTTGTAGTCATAGTAACCTTTCTATCACATTTATATTATGTGGTCAATA